GAGAAAATTCCGCCTCCGGGCAACAGGCTCTATAAAAGATAAACGATCTAAAACAGCAATTCCCGCTGTAGCTACTTGCATCCCGTACTCAAGGATGTACTCTGTATAATTAGATAAACCCATTGTGCTGGAAATAACCCAGTCGTATTTTTTTGATTTTTCTGAAACCCACCAAACAGGATTAGTTAAATTTTCTTCATTTTCGTTACGGGTAACTGTCAGATTGTGCGATCGCAATTGATCGCTAAGAACACCAAGAGGATCGTGGGGAACTAGGACTGAACCAGAAATAAATGAATGTTTAATTAGAGCGTGCGTTACACCTTTTGGAATACTATAAAATTCTGACAAAGTTTTAAGGGGCCTCGGTACGTCAAAGCTTAGCGATTTTTTTTAGAGCCGTCCAGCGTTTAGTGAGTATAGTTAACACAATAATTACGCACCCCGTGATCGACATGGAATGGGAGACCCCTGAGCAGCGGTTTACTCATCAACGGGTCATGCTTGAGGCTAAAAAGCTTGATAAGGATAAACTTTTAAGTATCTTTGATTCTGTTTATCGCCAACAACAAATGCACAGTCGTTTATTTACTTGTTTAGTTAAGTGGTGTGTCAGCAATCAAATAGAACTTCCTTCCTTCGATCAGCTGTTAACACCCAAAATTGTTGACCATCCGCTAGAGACTGAGTAAATCCTAGACGTTGTATGTAACGAGAAAGTAATGCTGACCGAGTTGATTCTGGTTGTGTGTAAACATGATGATCCGTTGGAAGTTCCTTTAAAAGTTTTTTAAGTAAAACAAAAGCTGCAAGCAAATGCTGAAAAGAACCTACAGGTTGTTGTGAAGTAACACGTCTTGATCTTTTATTTTTTCTTCCAGAATACCAATCGTTTGTCGCTCGTTTAGATTTGTTGACGCTAATCCCTAAGTTCCAGATGTGTGGGGATATGGGCTCTAAATACAGAGTGGACCAAATCCCGTCGAGTTTTATACGAGCTGTTTTGTTTTTCATGATGTACAAAAAAAAGGCGACTTTGAGGTCGCCTCATTCATCCTTTCCCGTCTCCCCTTAATGGGAGGTGGTAAAAGTCTACCTTAGAAATCCAACCCTAAGGCTTTTGCTTGTTCTTCGGTGAGTTGAACAGCTTTTTTAGGTTTTGGGGTAGGAGTATCACTTGATTCACTAGCATCATCCACCACAGCAGACTTAAGAGCCTTAGCAGGAGGCGCACTCGCAGCAAAGGTCCGCTCTTGCGATGGTGGTCTGGATGAAGCGAATTGCGCTTTAATCTCCGTGTGGTCTTCGCCAAGTGGTAGCTCAACCAAATCCGATCCAGGAATATGAGACTTGAGGGCGGAGGAGATGAGCCCCGGTCCTTTACCCAAAATCCAGTCATCGATGTCAGTAATTAGTTTAGTTTCTTCGTCTGAGGAAACAGGACGATCTGTAAATTCAAGAGCATTAAAGTTAATCTTTGCTCCGTCAGCACCCGTTACGGGATCCCGTTCGTTAAAACTTTTAGTTACAAACTTAGTAGCTGTAATAACTGATGCACAGTTAATACGATTGTTATACAAAGTTTGGAAATAACTAATAAAGTTTTTCTGCGAAGATTTACCGGAAATCATCGATGTAGTTACACATCGCGGTGGAAGCAACCTGTGGTTAGGGCTGACTCCAATGTAAGCAATGCGAAGAAACTCCTCTTGATTGCGCATTCCAAGATTGCCAAAAAATGGGCTAAAACCTAAGAGCACAAACTCAATTGGAATTCCATTATCGTTGCGGTCAACGATAGCGCTGTCGGAATCTACATCAGATTTCCAACGGCGAGCTTGTAAATCAATTCTCAAAGTATGCGGGGGAACATTACAGAGAATTTCGTCTTCAGAAAATTGGCCAGCAATAAACACCATAGTTAGTACCTAAATCAGAGAGAGAAATCAATAGAACCGAGAGCAGCTGCAGCAACTTTACCTTTTTCAGGATCAGCGGCTTTTTTAGGTGCAGTTTTGTTTGATTTGGGCAAGTAAAGGACCTTGTCCACGTTGTAGTTTAGGTAGAATTTTTCGTCTTTTTCGCTTGTCGAAACTTTTCCAACAGCAATGGTTGGTGTTCCTGGAGCAAGATCAGAAAGTTGTTTTGACAGTTCGCCCCACGCTGTCAGTTTGAACCAAGCAGTTTCGGAGTTTTCTGTCTGCCATGCAAGTGAACGATTAGTTACAGTCGTGTCGCTAAGCTCTACTTCTTCTGCCTTCGGACCTAGACCTCCCGTAGCTACAAATAAGTTAACTGCCAAGAGATCTTCAAAATTATCTTTTGTTACAACCAAAATTGGTTGCATTTGAAGAATTCCGTCCGGAGTTGGCCTTGTGGGACCTATAGCTAATACAGTCTGTTCCTCCTTTAGATCAGCTAATAGTTTCCCAACATAATGATCTTTTTGCTGAAGAAGCTGAACTTTAGTTTTAACTCGTTTATCACTTGAAGGTAGTGATTCAGTCAAGACGTTTAAGACGCCCTCATCCTCTTGTGCGGATGCTGTGACCCTAAGACCTAGAAGAAAAACGTTCATTTTTTAGTTTGCGGTAAATTGTTGATCGGTGGACGTTTAGAGCCTTGGCAATTTGCGAAACGCTTGTGCCTTGGCCTCGGTACGCTAGGAGCAACATGGTGTCTCCGCAACCCAGCTTCTCATTTTTATACAAACGATACTCAAAATGATATGGGTTTATACAACTTTTACATTTACAACTTGGTTTTGGATTGTGTTTATCTTTTGGTATATCTAAATATTTAACAATTAAATCTCGAACATAAATTCGTTTACCAAATATATAAATGCAAGGTACATTGTTTGTAAATGAACCTTCCCATATGCAGCACGATTTATGCGTAAAATTATTAAACGCTAAATCTTCAAATAGTTTTGAGAGTTTCTTTTTATGTCTATTACCGTATGTAAGTTGAAATTCTTCAGCCCCTAAAGCTCGACAAATATCTGAAGCTTGTGCTTGCGCGTGGGCAGTATCGCAAGCTTTTACACGTAAGAAAAAATTCTGAGCACCCTTTTTCAACAACAAAGTGTACTCAGCGATCATATAATTTTTTAATTTTACTTATAAAAAGCTACAGCGTTCTGGTTTCCACCTGACGAAGTTTTGCCTACTGATTTTAAGTAGTCTCCAAGCATAAATCCGGTTTGTCCAGTGCCAGTCAGGAACTGACCCGCCCTAGCTGCGCGTTCTCCTGGGAGAAATACATCTGTATCTTGTCTGTTTGCTTGATCGATTACTTTAAAAATGTCATCTAAATTTTTGCCTGCAAATCGTTGATCGCCACTTGTTTGAGCCCGACGTGCAAGTTCTTTGGCGTAATTGGCTTCTTCGTCTGTAAAATCATTAGTATTTGCATCGTAATCAGCCGCAGCTAATAAACCTAGATAAGGTGACTGCGATTGATCAATACCTAATTTTTGACGTGCACTGGAGATACGTTCTTCAGAATTAGCCCCCATTCTATCTAGATCGGCTTGATAATCCGCTACGCTTCTAAAAGTTGGTCTATCGACCAAATTAGAAGGTGTCTCTGGTTGAGCTGGTGCTGGCGCTTTATACTGTTCGCGTGACGTTACCGCAGGAGCAGCTTTTCCTGATAAAAAGTCCTGGTAAGAATATCCTCCCAGATTTGTACGAGCTAAGAAACTTCCCGTACGAAGCTCAGTTTCTCCTGGTTTAAAGAATTCACGCGGGTTTAGTTTCTGGAACGCACCTAAAGTAGATTCAACTTTACCTAAATCTGCCGGACTAAAAGCTGAGTCACCACCAGCTTTTGCTGCTTTTGCTAAAGATAAAGCATAATTTTTTTCGCTTTCAGAGAATTTTGAAACATCTTCGTCTACGTTTGATGCAGCAAGCAATCCAAGGTAAGGTGCATCCGCATCACCAAGCCCTAAACTCCTCCGAGCTTCTGAAATTCTACTTTGAGCATTATATGGTTCTAAAGCTTTATTGTATTCTTCTAATGTAAATGTTCCATAATTAAACGCTGGTGCTTTAGCTGCAGCAGGAGCGGCAGGAGTAGTAGGAGTAGTAGGAGTAGTAGGAGTAGTAGGAGCAGCTGTATTAGGAGGAACACCCCCTGTGGCCCCCGCGCTCGCTGCTTCCCGCTGCTTTATCGCGAATTCTGCTGTAGCTTGACTTGGCGATGATCCAAGTCTTCCGCCGCGTGAACCCTTAGGAGCATATGTAAGCTTTAACTCTGGAAAGTAATCCGCTAAAACGGATTCTGTTTGAACATTTCCTTGTTCGTCAGTTACAGTTGGTAAATCA